CCACTTCGGCACGCGCGACCACAATGGCTTCCTGGGTGGTCTGCAGCGTGGCGATCTGGGCAGCCTGCGCCACGACCTCACCGCGTGCACGGGCGGCGTTGGCCTCCAGCTCGGCGAGATAGGCGGCAACCTTGGCCCGAGAAGATGCCACGACCTGCACGTTGCCCGAGGCCTCGGCCGCCTCCTGCACCGCCAGCAGGCGCGATGCCTGTGCGGCCTCCCTCTTGGCTGCAACGGCAGTGACCATCTCCGAAATGAACGTGCCGATTTTCACGGCGCCATAGGCCGTAGCCAGCGCCATGATGGCCGAGCGGTGTTCCCACACCACAGAGATGCCAGCCCGCCCCATCGCAGCCGCATCGGCCAGTCCCTGCGAGAAGCTGCGAATGCTGTTGACCAGCGCAGGATTCAGCGCAACGTTCTTGTTCGCATCGAAGGTCACGAACAGCCGGGAGACGTCATCCAGGGCCGTCTTCGTGGCTTCGATCAAGGGATTCATGCCCTCGGCCGCGACGCGAACGGCGCCCTCTTTAACGCTGTCGAGCTTTCCTTTGAGCGTGTCATTGAACGCATCGCTGGAAGCCTGAAAGCCCTGCAGGCGATCCATCAGGAACTTGAACAGCCCCTCGCTGGACGCCTTGGCCTTGGCGATATCCGAGTCCTTCAGTCCAAGCGCTGTAGCCAGTGTGGAGCTGGCGGGCGTGATGCCGCCCGCGACCAGGTCGCGCAGTTCCTGCACGACCTGGCCCGCATCCAGCCCCATGCTCTTGACCGCATTGGTGCCCACCACCGTCAGCTGGCGGATCTCCTCCATGTTCATCTTGGCGGCCAGGCCGGGCGCGAGCAGCGCCTGGAAAACTTGGGTCAGTTCCTGGCTGCTGGCCGCCGTGCGCAATGCATCGTCGTTGAGCTTGCGGATGTACTCGCTGGATATCTGCAGCGCTTTGTTGTAGTCGGTCTGCTGGCCGTTGATGGCCGTCATGCTCCCCAAGATGCCGGCCATGCCGACCTGGCTGACTTCCAGATTCTTGGAGTAGTTGAATGCTTCGCGCGGCAATGCGCTGATGGCGTCGCCAATCGCGCTGATGGAGCTGCCAACGATATGCAGGCCCGCTGCGCCCTGGATGATGTCGCGCACGGACATATTGACCCGGGCCAGGCTGCGTGTGGCCCGTTCCGCGCCCTGCTCCGCGCGGGCGCCCAGGTTGTCGAACTCACGGCCGGCGCGGGGCAGCTCAGTCGTCACCGACTGGGCGTCCACCGTCATCTTGATCCCGATTTGCCGCACCGCGCTCATATCGTTTACAGTCCCATTCGTATGTTCAAAGTCATCGCACTGTTCCTGGCTGGTCTCTTCGTGACCGCCTCGACCCCCTATGCAATGGGGTGGTGGGTTGCGCTGTGGGCCATCGGTATTCCCGCCTGGCTGGCTTACTGCCTGGTGCGCGGATAAGAAGGCCGGCTCTGCCGGCCTTTTCCTTACCGATTGAGCAGATTCACCGTCTCAACCTCCAGCACCTGCAGCTGCGCGAACACCTCGCTTTCCAGCTCAGCCGGCACCTGGTACTTGCGCATCACCACCTCCACCCCCGCATAGTTCAGGCCCTCCCACACAGGGGGACCGCCGAAGCCCCTGGTCTTGACCCACTGCGTGCCGCAACCGAGGTACACGTTCCAGGCCAGCGCATGCTCCGGCCATAGCTCGTAGTCCTCCGCCGTGATCCGCTGCACTTGCCTGGGGATGAGCTGGTCGGGATCAATGCCCAGCGGCCCGCACTGCGCGCGCAGCTCGTCGTCTACGACGTAGCGGTCTGCGCTGTCGAGCCCGAGGTGGTGCTGGACAGCGCCACGGAGTTTTTTGTAGCGGCATCCCGCTGGTGCACGTTCATGCCGTCGAACCACACCACGGCCATGGCCTGCTCCAGACCCGGGTACACCTCTTCCGTGGCCCGGCGCTCTTCGTGGCTGTAAGGCACGGGGGAACCGTCCTCGCCAGTCATCCCGCCCCAGCCCACGACCACCTCGTCCAGCAATTCGGGGATGGTCAGGCGCTTGACCTCTTCCGCGCCATCGGCACCCGTGGACTTCTTGCCGACGACCACAAGCTCATTGATCTCATCGCGGCGCGACTTGGGCAGGCGCTTGAACTCCACGCTGAACTGATGTGCCGCGAACTGGCCGCCGTCGACGGGCAGGTACAGCGTGGCCGGAACGGAAATAGTGGGCTTGAGGCCGGAAATCTTGACTGCCATGGTTTTCTCCTTGGGGTGTAAAAAAGGGGTGCGCTCAAATCTCAATGGACCACTCGTCATTGCCGGCGTCCGAGGGGATGAAGGACAGCGGGATGGTCACCATCTGCACGCCGTCGCTGTCGTTGAAGGTGGGCTTGCCGACCTGGGCGCGGGCGCTCTTGAAGCTGACGGTGTTGGTCGTTCCCTGCCCATGCTTGAGTGCGATGGGCACGATGGCGCTGGCACGCGCCAGGCCGATCCAGTCCTTGGCGGCAACGCTGGTGTTCTCGAAGGTGACGCTGCCTGTGGACTTGCGGTCCGTGATCTCCACGGTGTCCACGTTCATCAGGTCGCGCTTGACCACCTGGTTGCCGCACTTGAAGCTGAAGGCGCTGCAGGCCACCGACAGGCCGTCGACGCTGAGCGTGGTGTTGGCCTTGTTCACGCCTAGCGGCGCGACGAAGGCGCTGTAGTCGACAGCAGGCAGGGGCGCATCGATGGCGGGGACAAACGAGCCCGTGAACTCGAATTTCCATTTGGGGATGGCCTTGGCATCGGTGCTGAAGTCGACCTCGCCGCGTGCGCCGTGCATCTTGTAGAGCGTGCCGTCCACGTTGCCGTAGATGGTCACGCTCTCAATGCCATCGGTCACAGGCGCAAAGACGGTCTTGGCCCCGGCCTGGTTGGTGGCGCTCATGGCGCAGGCGCGCAGCAGATCGGTCACACCAGGCAGATCGCCGGCAGCGGCCACGCCAGCCAGCTCCACCGAGAAGGCCATCTTCTGGTACTCAGTCACCAGAGTGCTGCCGCTGGAGCCGAAGAAGGGGCGGATGTTGTTGCGCTCGACCACATCGCCCTCGATGGGGGTGAGGGTCACGTCGCTGACCAGCATGGCGTTGGCCGCCAGGGGTACGACCCCCGTGCCGACAACGGTTTCAACCAGGGCCAGGATGGCCATCTTGCGCATGAGCTTTGCTGCCATTTGCTTTTCCTTCAGTGAGTGATTGCAGATTCGCCGTCACCAGGCGGCACTTCGTGGGGCTGCCTGGTTCGGCCTACGAGTTCCAGCTCCGGCCCACGGTCGCCGACAAGCGCGACACGCCAGAGGCCACCGCGCTTGGGGTTCGGGATCGCGGGCGCCGGGTTCGAGGGACTCGCCGTGGCATCAACCAGGGCAGTGCCAGCTCCATCGACAGCGGCAGGGGTGCCGGCCGTGGACGGCTGCGCGGCCTGCGGGACTTCTTGGTCTTGGGCTTGCGCCCCTTGCGCAGGCTCGGGTGCAGTGGTGGGTTGGGCATGGGTGGCCTTCTTGGTCACAGGTAGCTCCAGGTCTTCAGTTGCAGGACAACGGAGTGACAAAGCACTCCCGCGAAATTGACAGGCCCGGCGTCGGTGACTTGCACACCGTCCGCGTCGTCACCCAGCGGCCCCGGCTGGCACACGCCGCCCAGAGTTGGGTCAGCGCGTACCAGTGCGCGGAACTGCTCGACCAGGTCATCGAGCACCAGCTCGGTGGCATCGGCGTCTGTAAAAGCCATGTAGCCGCGCACCGTCCAGGTATGGACGTTCACAGAGCGGCCCACGTTGGGGCTGTGTTCGGCCGTGCTGCTGCGGCGCAGCCACCAGCCTCGGATATGGGGTTTGCCTGCGGCAGGCGTGTAGACGTACAGGGCCGCGAACTTGGCGTTACCGTCCGCGTAGCGCTCGCGGTCGTGCACGATGCCGACGTCGGGCACAGAGGCCAGTGCAGCCACGATGGCCGCGCGATGCTGCGCCAGCGTGCTCATGCCTGGCCCCCTGCGAGATGGGAGGCGACCCGGCCGGCAGCGTCCTCCAGCATGCGCAGCACCTGGCTCTCGGTTGCGGCGACCGCCTCGCCCAAAGGGCGCTTGGGCGCGGTGCCCTTGCGGGCAATCTTGCGAGCGACGAGGAACGCGACGCTGCGCTCGCGCTTGGCGGGCACGCCCAGGACTGCACGCACCCATGGCACCAGCGCCTCAATGGGTGGCATGTGCGGCCGCGTGCCCAGCTCCGCAAAAACAGCCGTAGGTTGCGAGCTGCCTACCGTGCCAATCACGCCGACCGGCGTTGCAAAGGCATCGCTGGCAATGCTGGCTGCGGTCATGCCCGTGACTTTGGGCATACGCTCCTTGGCTTCACGCTCCACCAGCATCGTGCCCTGCGTCATCGCTGCGAGCAGTTCATGCCGCGTCACATCCGGCGCCTGGGCGAATCCGCGCCGCAGCGCATCCAGCCCGGCAAAGGTCAGGTGCAGGCTGCTCACAGCACACCTCGCGTCAGCACGTTGCGACGCCGACCAGGCCAGCTCACCACGCCAGCGGCCGGCGCCAGGTCGCCACCCAGGTCGGCCTGTTTGAAAGGGTCAGACTGGCCTGTGCCGGCGTAGTAGGCCGAGCGGTATTCCTTGGCCCTGGCTGCGTAGGAGCGTGCACGGGTTTCGGTGCGGGCAACTTCGGCGCCCATGGGCGTCTCGCGCTCACCGCTGTAGCGGGTGGCGAGCTGCTGGCACAGCAGCCAGGCCGCGTACTGGGCCACCGCCATCCGGTGCTCCATGGGGATGGTGTCCTCATCCACGCCCAGCACGTGGGGCTGGGTGTACGACAGGCGCACCACGGCACCCGCTGGCAGGGCACCTACGCATTCCAGGCCCCAGCCCGTGGGGGTCCGATATGCGTCGATGAAAACCAGCTCGGCAGGACGCCGCCCCACCGGGTACTCAGCGCTTCGCACACGCGATGTGGCCCCCCAGCCCTCGGGCACCGGGCCAAACACGCTCAGCGCCGGCCAGGTCACGTCGGCCACGATGTGGTGGGGCCGATCTGCGCTGTAGCGCAACCTGGCCTCTTCGATGGCACGGTCGCGCACCTCGGCCGTGATCACCGTGTCCTGGTCGGCGACCAGGTCGTTCACGAGTTGCTGATAGTCGGCAAGCATGTCGGTCTCAGGTTGGAAGGCGGTATGGCTGGGTTTGTGCAGCCCCAGGTAATGGGGC